TTCTTGTGCGAATTTTTCATCTAAAGGAGCATATACCATTTGTGATTCAAATATAGGCGCAACAGAGTTTATTCTAGTATATTTATCTCGTCCTTTAGCGGGAACATAATCTATAACAGGAATACCAGATCTTCTTAATTCTTGTATTAATGGTTGTCCTGAGGCTTTAGCTTCAATAATAGTTGTTTCAGGTTGCCAGTATTGATATTGCTCTATTGCTAAATTTTTAAGATCAGGAAAATCGAACCTTCCTTTTATAGCGTCTAATAAAATTATACAGTCTTCATAACCTTCAGCTGGTTGAAAAATTCCCCAGGTTGTTATTGCAGAATAGTCGGCTGTTTCTTTTTTAGAGTAAGCAGTGTCATAACTTTGTATAACATGTTTAAGAACAGGTATCCGTTCTTCGCTCCAATCTTGCCACCAATCTCTTTTGATTATTGCACCTTCTTCTGAAGTTGGATCTTGCATATATTGCGCATTCCAATTTTTTGCTGTTACAGATGCTTTAACTTTTTCTAATTCTTCTAATGGCCAATACTCAGGCCACACAGGTTGTTCGTTGTCCAGTATTGCTGGAAAGCTTACAACTCTCCATGTATCTGCTTTTGGTTCTGATTGTGATTTGATGAGCCTTCCTGTTAAATCGTCCGTTGCCCATCTAGTCATAACAACGACTATCGAACCACCAGGTTGTAATCTTTGTCTTGGTCCTGAGCTGTACCATTCGTAAGTTCTTTCCATAGCTGAGTCAGACATTGAATCTTGTTCAGTGTGTGGGTCATCGATAATAAGAAGATCCGCCCCTCGTCCTGTGATTGAACCGCCTACCCCCGCTGCAAAATATTCTCCACCATGATTGGTCTCCCAACGTCCTTTAGCCTTACTATCTTCTCTGAGTTTAACATCTCCGAAAATACTTTTGTAGTCTTCGGTCTCCATTAAGTTTCTAATTTTGCTACCGAACCGCGAAGCAAGTTCAGCATTGTGTGATACTTGCATAAGTTTCATTTTAGGATTTTTACCGATCATCCAAGCAGGAAATAAATACGAAGCAAACTCTGACTTGGTATGTCTTGGTGGCATATTTACAATAAGACGTTTAGATTTTTTAGTTGCTATGTCTTGAAACTCATTAGATATAATTTGATGGTGCCCCCACTTTTTTGGGTCCTCTGTTTGTCTATAAATAAAATCAGGCCACATTGCTTTGACAAATAATAAAAAGTTGTCTTGGCATAATTTAATATACTCAATCTGTTTCTTTAGAATTAAGGTTCTTAATTCATCATCTGAAAATGTATCTAAATTCATCTTCCAATTTTTTTCAGCTTTTGGGTCCCCTTTTCAATAAGGTCTAGCATAATATCTAACAAATATAAAACAAAATACCAGATAGAAATAAAAATGGCTAAGATACACATCATAATACTAAATAAAATGTTACTTATAGAAACCATACCGTTTCAGTATATACTATTTCTATTCAACTTACACTTACAACGTATGCGCACAAGTACCTCGTTTTTCGCGGTTCGTTTTATTAACTAAATTTCTAGATCTGAATCGAATTTTTTTTAGGGTCCTTTTTAACTGGTAGAATTTTTTTTAACAACGGTCCGTTAGTGGGTGGGGGCTAAACAGAAACAACGAACATAAAAGTTTGCCCCCGTTTATAATTTACTAAAAAATTAACACCGTGCCAAGTCTAGGTCAGTTAATGACGCTGATCCATACTTAATCCTATTCGCGAACCGTTGACCGCTTGCTTGGTCGCGGGCTGCCTCGGAAGGTAGTTCTAGAAGTTCCCATAACGCATCCTCAACAGCGGGCCAAGAAATGGGAGCAGAGAAAACAAAAGAAGGTTTAAGTTTCTTAGGACAAGTAAACGCGGACAAGGGTCTATAAAGTTTAAGAGACCTCTGCGAGAGGGCCTCATCGCAGATGATAACAATACCACCATGACTAACTCGTTTATTAATCCATGCTACTTGCCACTTTGAAAGCTTCGGATATCCAACTCTGTCCGATTTAAGTTCCATCCAAAATTCTTTACCATTCCAACAGCCATTAATATCAGGAATACCATTGATAGTATTAGATTCTACGCGTATTAAATGAGGTTTTGTAATATTTTTTTTAATCCTTTGCCAAAGTTTAGACTCACGTTTCTTCATAAATTATTCAGATCGGTTCAACACCCTTTCAAGTTTAGTTACACTGGATCTTAAAAGTACATTGCAGTCGGAGAATACAGCAGCTTCACTATCATAACTAGCAAAAGTCCACACATATTTATTATCTTTATCAAAAACAAATGCGTGAGTAATCATCTTAGCGGGTTTTAATTTTTTTACTTCATCTTTATCTCTATGCCCCGCGTCCCCGCACGGATCTAGCCAATAAATTCTATAATAGTAATATTTTTTATTACCAACAACAGCTTGTTTATATTTACTTTTTTTCCGTTTTAACATTTATTTTACCTAAATTAATACTAAGGTCTGGATTGTGTACTTCATTGAAAACAGTAATGAAAGAGGTCCAACTATTACTTTTTAGGTAATTCTTTTGTCTCTGGCTCAACTTCGATCGTTTTGGCGTTGAAACCATCGATCTTGTTTGAAAGCTGTGTGAGTTTTTTCTCAAGCTCTGCACGCGACATACCCTCCAATCCTGATACTTTTACTTCTCTTTTATCTACATATAAACCAGCTAATTGTCCTGATCTATACTCAGCATTAATAGCAGATGCATATTGTTTTTCAGTGTAAGCAGCGTCTGCATATTTTTCTAATCTTTTGTATCTACGTAATCTATCCTTTTCATATTTAGCTTTAGCTTTTTCAAGCTGTTGGTCTAAATACTTGACTACGTGTGGATTGTGTCTTCGTACTGTAAGTCTACTTCCAATGTCAGAAAAATTTTTATCGTTTTTAGCTTCATACCCCGCTCTTTTACAAGCTTCAGCTTTTGTGATCTCACCCCAATTAGCTACAAGAATATCAACAAACTTTCTTTGTTTTGGGGTTAAGTCATCAATAGTTCTTAATGCTTTTGATTTTAAAGCCATTATTTTACCTTCTTTGGAAACTCTTTTAATTGTTTATTAATAGTTGAAGCAGCTTCTTTATGTGCAGAAGATGTACTTAAACCAGCGGCTCTGTTCTCGCCATATTCTTTTTCAAACAGTTTTTGAAATTTTTTAGATGCACCTTTAACTATTGGTCTTCCATGTCTAAATGCTACTCCGAAAAAATATCCTACTGGCATTAATTTACCTTTGGTTTTGTTACTTTTTTTGTAACCATTTCAACTATTTTTTGTCTTACGTTTTTTCTGTATTTTTTTAAATTTCTCATACCTTTAAGTCCCGCTGCTGCCATCTTTCTTAAATCTTTTACATCACCGCCTTGTATCTCAATTGCCTTTGGGTTTTTCTTCAAAGCTTTAGTAGATAACGTTAACGCTTTTACTGTAGACTTCATGGAGTCCATTAATGCACCCGCTTTTGCTTCTTTTTCCATTAAATTTTTAGTTTGTTTAATAAATTTTTTCTGACTCGATGTAGTAGCTCCTTTGGTACTATATTTAGTAGCAAGCTCCGACATCTTTCTAGATATAGTATTTTTATACATAGGCGACTTCATAAAGTTTTTTATGGCTTGGCCACCTATACCTTTAATTAAACCACCAGCAAAATATTTGTAACTTTTCATGTTTTTATATAACTTTTGGGGTGGATGTTATCAAGATCAAATATAAGTCTCGAGTTTTACCATCCACCAAAATCTATTATATAGATTATTTTAACCCCATACTAGTTACCCTAAATCAACATTTTTGCACTACGCAAGGAATATTACGAAAAGTGGTGTATCTAGATACACCACGGATACACCTACGGATACACCATAGAATCGATTATAAGTGTTGATATACAACAATAATAATCATCGGATACACCAGATACACCAGTTTGGGGGTTGATTCGAAAAAAGTGCATAGGGGTCTAGATAATCTATATAGTAGAAAATTAGACCCCCACACGTTTAGGTTGTATTATTTATGCATTGAACATTACCCCCTATTATCCTAATACCCGCAAAGTTTCTATTTTCAATTAAATATGACTATATATTCGTCCGTCTAGACCAAAGAGTTCGTAGATCTAAGTAGATGAATAAAACCCAAAATGAACATATAATCTATTTTTTTTGTATCTTATTTAAATGGGATATTGTAAGTTCTAGTCATGGAAAAAATAAAATCATCTCCAGTTTATGATGGGAATAATTTGTTGCCGTCAAAACTATTAAAAAGTAATGAGTGGCAAATTATGGACGCAGACGCATTAATGAAATGTGATGATTGTGGGCATAAGTCTAAAGAATATGCTGAACATGACGATTTAATTGAACTTGTTGGTTTAGAACAAGAGGAGCATTGTCAAGTTCGTTGTCCTAAGTGTAAAAGTTGGTATTACTGGGAAGTATAAATTGGAAAGGAGGGAAAAGATGAATGCATTAAAAGAAATGGTTTTACTTGGAAAATTAGATAGACAAGTAAAAAAGTCTGAAGAAGTTAAAGAACCTAATACAGACCATATATATTCAACAGCTTTAGCATACGCTTGTTTTAAAAAAGGTCCTAAAAGAGTTGATGATAACTTATTAAAAAATATGTTTAAAGACTTATGTTTATTATCTGACGAGTATGCCTTTGATTATAAACAAGAGTTAAAAAACATTTTGGAAAAAGGGGTTAAGTAAAACTCGACCCCTGATCCATTATGCGAGAGGAACGTGGGAAACCAATCGACCGCTTTAATGGATCTGGGGTCAAGTAGTAGAAAAAATTAATAGGGTGATGTATGAGTTGCGTCACGTACAACTTAAACTACTTGGCCAAACTTGAGGCCTGATCCCCCGAATAAATAGGGGTAATGCCATACAACGTTAGTAGCGTTGGTATCGTACGGGGATCTGGGGTCAAGTGGGTGTTAGACCGACATTAAATGAACTACTGGGTAGAACCAGTTTGTCAAGAGTGGAGCTAATCTATTGATTAGCGGATCCTGCGGAGGACACAGAAATTGGGTGGTTTACCTTTCATAGAGCCTCACTCGGTCTCACTTGACCCGACTTTTAAACTATGCCTAATAAAATTAGTTATCTTAAAATGAAAAAACAAAAAAGTATCGAGGAACTTAGAGCAGCTTGGAGAGAAGATGCAAGAAAAAGACGTTTATGTCCTAAGTATAGAGATAAAGTTAGTAAAAAGAAAAAAGAGGACTATTGGAAGAATAGAGATTATATTTTAAATAGAAACAGAATTTATAGGGAGAAGAATAGAGAGGCAATTAGAGCCAAGCTAAAAGAATATTATTACAATAATCACGAAAAAATGTTGGCCTCAGCCGCAAGAAGTCGTAACAAAAGAAGAAAAGAAAGATCTCAAAAACAGTATGAGTATAAGAAAAAAAGACTTAAAACTGACATAGCTTTTAAGATTACAGAAAGAATTAGGTCTAGAATAAACCTATGCCTTAAAAAATATAAAACTATCAAAAGCCAAGAATTTAAAACTTTGTTAGGTACAAACGATATGCAAGTTATTTGGAAACATTTAGAAAAGCAGTTTAAAAAAGGTATGACCAGAGAGAATCATGGCCTTTGGCATATAGATCACATAATCCCAATCTCAAGTTTTGATTTAACAAAACCTGAAGAACAAATTAAATGTTTTCATTATACGAACATGCAGCCTTTATGGGCAAAAGAAAATTTAAGTAAAGGGGCTAAACGCTAAAAAAATTCATATTTTGTATACTATATGTTTTATATTTGTTCTAAAAAGTGTCCACAATGGGTTTTTGTGGATATTCAATTAACATGTGGTTTGTGTGGTGTATGTGGTAAAAAAAGTCTTTCTTATTACAATAAGATATGATAAGAATACGAATAAACAATAACAAAGGAAAAACAATGAGCAAAGCTGTAAAAAAACTAAAAGCTGAAGAGAAGAAAATCGTATTAGCTTTCATAGAGTTTAAGCTTAAAAGAAACCGTTTAGACCGTGAGTTATTTACGATGAGAGATAATATTGTTGAACTCTTCAAAAAACTTAAGCTTAACGTTCTTATGGTTCAAAACGCTAAGGGTGAAATGCTTGGTTTACAGAAAAGAACCATCAAACGGCTTGATTTTAATGAAAAAAAATTCAAAGCTGACCATCCTGAGTTGTATGAAAAATACAAGGAAATGAGGACTCAAGAACAGTATAAGACGCTTGCAGATTCTAACTAAGATCTGTATAATATTAGCGTTTATAAACATATTCTTGTTATCATCTAAGGGGCCAAGGGAGACTAAGGCCCCTTTTTTTGTTCCGTTGTCCGTTGTTCTGTGATATAAGAGAATCATAGGAGGACATATGACATAACTAAGTTCGATAGGGTAGCATGCTCTCTCGACAACTTTTCCCCTAAGAAAAGCTAAATTACATGTTGCCCTATCCCTCTTACTTAACAACGAACAGTGGACACAAAATTTATGATATTGATAATAACACTAACTTTCATGTATTGGTACTACCTGACCTTTTATGTTATCTGATTTACAATTTTTTATATTGGCTTCTATTACTTGCTTTTTAATTTTTGCATGGGCCTTTTTCTTTTAATCACATTTAAACACAAAATTAATAACTAAGCGTTTTAACGATTTAATGGGGTTTTGTGCTGCATGTGCTACGCAAGAATCAAACAGTATACCCATGCCTTTTTTAGGGCTAATTCTATCAATAATCATATCTTTACTATCAAAAAATAAAGTATCACCATCTGATTCGTTTACATAATAAATGAAACTTTTAAAGCCTTTTTCCTTAGTATCTACATGGATAGGCTGATGCATATGAGTATTACCTTCATTTATATTAAAATTAAGATTAGCTTTTATCCTATAAAATTGTATTAATTTAAAAGGTAATTTAAAATTGCTTAAAATATTAGTTACATTTGGATAAAAAGGCGAGTTAACTTCATTATTACCAAAGAAAACATGTGTAAGCTGAGGGCTATTAATCTCAGTATCTCTTAGCTTTTCAAGTTCATCTAACGTGCTATCATTGTAAAACCAATTAAAACTAGGATTTAGCAGCATAGTTTCAATCTCGTCAGCTACTTTTTCATTAATATTAAATTTTTCTATCATTTATTTTAGGTTTTTTTCGTATGGCATTAGACCATCTTTTAATTAATTTATACCACTCTTTTTTATATTTAGGATCTCTGGTTCTTTCCCAGTTTAATGCAGCGATGTTAATTTTATTTAAAGGGGACATATAACAAGAAAGACCACACAAAAGCTAAACCAATATATAAAGTTCTTAACCAGTTAAGTCTTAATCTCGCACAAATTTTTTTTCTAATACTCATTTAGGATCCGTATCACTACAAGTATAACCAACAACCCTTTGTCCCTCATACAAGTGGTAAGATCTTCTGCTAAACAATGTAGTTTTTATTTCACTCATTAATACGTTATTCTGATACCACGTATAACAAGACTCGTAAATAGTTATGTTTTTAATCTCTATTTTGTTACTAGATACTAAAATTAACAAACCAATAACTAATTCTTTCATATTTGATCTCCCCAACAATCCCAACCTTTAGTTTTCTCTCTAGCAAACAATTCAATTCTAGGTAAGTTCCCACATAATTCTACAATCTTATTTCTGACACAATCAGGTTTTCTGCTATGCTCTCTTACTGGTTCTTGTATAATTTGATGAACGGATCTTGAAATTCTCTTAGGTTTACCTTTAGTAGCAATTATACATAACTCGCTGTTACTTCTAGTCCAATAACCCATGCCCCAAAAAAAACTATCTGCTTTTTTATTCTTTTTTACCCAGTTAAAAGCACACGTCTTATATTCAAAGCCCCAATCTTTAATAACTTTAAGAGACACTGGCAGCAAAGGATAAATAACCCAGATAAAAAGAACACAATTTTTTGAAGCAATCTCGTTTACTGGTAATTTTCTAATTTCTCTAGATCCCATAAGATTGTATTTTGGGGATCTAGACATTCCCTTTTTGGACCAAGTATTAAAATACCAAGGTGGGTCAGCATATATAATATTATATTTCTTTTTAGGAAATGGAATCATTTTTTTTTATCTTTAAGTTTAAGTTTAAATCTAATTTGATCAATCCTTTCTTTTATCGATCTTCTCTCTTCTTTAGTATCTACACCTCTGTAACGCTTGTATTCATTTTTGTATTCAATCCAATAACATTGTACCTCAGTAAAAACAATCACCTTATTATCTAAACACCATTTATACCTAGAATGAACATGATCTGGATCTAAATTAGCTAAATCACAGATTTGCCTGAAATCTTTACCATTACCCATAAACCATTCATGTGCAGCTTTTTTATTGTAGGCCTCATTTTTACCGCCTAAAACATATAAACAATCTTCAAAAGCTTGAATAACCACTGCTTGATATAATCTATGTTCCGATCTCGAAGGAGTTTTTAATATTTCAGTAGCAATATTAGTTCCCATGATCTTTAATAAGTTTGGTGAGTAACTCAAAATAAAAAGCCTCCATACGAGTTTGACGGAGATCCTTACATATTTTGTAATCGTTATAGACATCGTTCATGAATATGGTTCTCTCTAACCCATCCATCTCTGCAACTTCTTGCAGCCCCGAATCATAAACTCTATCGAAAATTCCCATATGTACAACCATGAGCTTTGGAAAGACAATGATATGGATATGTTAACCCATGGCTATACATTTTTGACCAAAGACAATCCTAAGTTTTTTGCAACTTTTTTTCGTCCTTGTCGCCAAGCTGTGTCAGTTTTATCTAAAAACTGTAAGCTAAAGTTCCCCATCCCATAATCATTACCGCAATAAAGCTGAAACATAATTGAAGTAATTTCATCATAAGTTTTTTTATTAGGACTTATCATCACTAATTTATTTAAACCCTGATCTAATATATCTTCTAACGGTTTTCGCTTTTTTTGTGCCAAAACAATCTCCTTAATTAATAATTAATAAATTGTTAGGTTCGGTGTTCGGTAATCTAAGTAGATTGAAACCTCTACTTTTCATTAGGTTATGAGGAATACTAGTGATCTGTAACAAATAGCAGACACAATATCAAGTGTTTTGTTATGTGTGCTTTACAATATCTAGATTAAGATACTTTTTTGTATATTTTATTGTTTTTCTTTATGGTTATGCCTTTGACAAACCTTTTCCAAGGTTCCAACTCTTTACTTAATGTTAAAGCTAATTCTATGGCCAAAGTCTGAGTTTTTCCCGCAGTGGACTCATCTATCTCAATTGTTATTTTATCATTTTTAGTCTTTTTTGCAGTATCATCCATTTGCTTTTTTACCTCCTTGTTCAAGTAATTCTGCTTTTAATTTTTCTACAGACTTACCAGTTTTTTTTGCTAAAATTTTAAGTTCAGAGTCTACCAATTTTGCTATCATAGCTCCTGGCCTTCGAAAACCTTTTTGACCCATAGCTAATACTATTTTATAAGTATTAATATCAACAGCTACGCTTTTCCATTTGTTCGTGTCCATATCTTATACTCCTTTTTAGTTTTACATTTTGATTCTATTACTTTTTCGTACTCACACATATATGCTTCTGTTGTTGCTCTAGCATTAGGTGAATTGTTAATCTTACGATTAATTGCACTTATACGTTTACTTTGCCAAGTCTCTACAATTTTCTCTGCTGACATTCTGGCCCTCCTTTTCTATAAACCAAACATAAGACCATTCTGTATGTTCTGGTGTACATTTTTTACCTAATTTAACTGTGTAACCACAACCAGTTAAAAATAAAAACACAGTAAATATTGTTATTAATCTCATTTTTGTTAATCTCTTTTTTCGTTTTTCTCTTCAAGACTTTGTATTTCATCTTCTACAAAATCTGCTGCTACCCAAAGATTGATGATTTTTGATGGGTATCCATCTCTAAAATCAAGCTCTAAATTTACTAAACTATCTCGACTATTAACAAAACTCTCCGATGTAGAATCTGATTTATTACCTTCAACATCATGTGTTTGAACCTTTGATAATATATTATCCATATCTGTAACAAATTTAGCAAAAGCTTTAGATGAACTTTTTAATTTTAATTGACCCACGCATCACTCCATGATCTAAATTTATCTTGCACATAATCAAATAAAGCATAAAAACCAGTTTCTGCTTTTAATTTTTTAGCAAAAACAGCTTTATCTATCTCATTTCCGTTATAATAAAGTGTAATTTGACTCTTCTTTTTCTCATAAGTGATTAAAATAGCGTCAGTGCCTTCTTCTAATATTTGTACAATATCATTTGGTTTATTTTTAAAATCAACTTTTTCAACGTTAGTGGTAGACTGCGTTAAGTTACCCATCACCTTTTGCAGTGTACTTGGTTTTTTGTCATTGTCTTCCATGATATACTCCTAATAATTAGTATTTCTTATATCAAATTAGATATTAAAAACAAGGAATTAATGGGAGATTAATTGAAATTTATTTTAACTTTATATGTATGTTCTTACTTAGATCTTACTTGTTCACCACCAGTTGAGTATCCTAAAATCTTTAACAGTTGGGAGGCTTGTGTTATAGAAGCCTTAGATGAATCAAAACAATTGATTAAAGAAGTCCCGCTAGATGTAGTAAATAAAAATAGATTAGCTACTAAATATACATGTCAGCCTATCTCAGATGCCTAGGGTTGTATTATTACAACAATTAGGGTTGCATTATTACCACAAATCGTTATATAATATCTTATGAATAGTTATCGAATTCAGATACGATCGGAAGGAAAGTATTATGATGGGATAATTAAGGCTAACAACGATGTTTTGGCTTTACAACAGTTTGATGAAAAACTGAAAAACGGTGAAATCAAAGCACAAGATGAAGACTTTTATAATAAGGAAAGAGTTTTCATTACATATGAGGAGCTAAAAAATGGCACTACAAGAGCTAGTATCGGAGAAGCTTCAGTTGGAGTCCAAATGGGCAAGCCAAGCGTTACAACAAGGCAGAGTAACGACTGACATGAAGTGGATTGATATTAAAATTAAAGACCTTAAAAAAAGAATCAATGAACAAAGTGTTCTTGATGCTTCAGAAAGTCTTTTAAGAAACAGCTAGTAAAAAAAACTAGCAACCTATAAAAAAATCATTTATAACACAGGCTATCTATGACTTCAAAGAAAGGAGATTCATATGCTAGTATTAATAACTATATTAGGCACTATGTTGAATCAACCGAGCGAGGCCACATTATTAAAATACTTACTGAAGACGGACTTAAAACCTTCGATTGTAAATGGAAAGACTATAAGAGATCAAAATCTATTACCAAAAAGAAAACCTAAATAATTCCTAGATCCCTTAATTCTTGCGGTGGCCGTTGTACGGTACACATTGGGCAGTCTATCATAATCTTTTCAGTTTCAGATGTATCTTTCCATACCCAAACTTGTCTTAAATCTTTACACCTAAGACATTGATGTTCAGGTTTCGGTATATATTTTTCTTTTTCCATTTCTTCTTTAGCCTCTCTAAATAATTTTAACATAGCTCGGTAAGCTCCGCCACATTTATATTCTTCTTCATTTTTCATCGCAAAAATATTTTATCAAAAATACTAAAAAAATGCAAAAAGGATTTTATTGTCGCGGTTAGAATTAAACCCCTGAAAATTAAGGCAGCTACTTTTCAATAAAATTATTTTTTTTTAAAAAAACAAAAAACTCAATATGATATAATGGGACATAAACAAATAACAAAGGATAACAAGATGACAAACGAAGAAAAAAAAACTTACCGAGAACATGTAAAGTTTTACAAGACTCATAGGTGGGTAAAAAAAGAAAACGGAAGATGGGTCTTAATATATTTTCCAATATCTAAAATAGAAAGGGGGGAAGATGAATAAGTTTGAAAGAACCGAACTTTCTTTTGGTGGAAAATCTGATTATGAGCAAATTAAAAGTATTAGGCAAAGGTTTGCTCATTTTGGAAAACAAATTACTTATTCAGTCGCAAAGAAAATTTTTAAAGAAGAATTTGATTGCGAAGTTTATGTAAATGACATTTATCAAGTAAATGTTCAAAGAAGAGAACAAGCAGATTACATGGTTCATAATCCTCAGATGAAAGGTAAGATGACTTATCTTTCAATCAAAAGATTAGACAAAAAATCTATTCACGATTGGCGACACTTACAACAAATTAAAAATGAATTGTGCGGTGTAGATTGTGAAGCGATTGAAATGTACCCCGCTGAAAAAAGACTGACAGATACTGCTAATCAGTACCATCTATTTGTTTTCCCAAAAGGTTTTATTGTTGGTCTTGGTTGGAATAAAAGATCAGTTGATTACACTCCTAGAGAGGGTGGTTTTGGAAAAGCTGGTCAAAGAGGATTAGATTAATTTTAAATAGTGGCGGTGTATACAAAGCTATGCACCGCCTATTAGGAGGTAAAATGGATACAGATTGTTTAAATGAAACAGAGTTTAATCAGTTACATACTTATAACTTTCATATAAAATTTTATGATAGATCAATAGACAGTATGAGAAGTGAAATTTGGGAGGGATGTTCTAAAGAAGAAGTGATAGACGCTTTTAATGATTGGAAAAAATCATATATGTGGTTGCGTTCTATAAGAAAAGGTAAATTAGCTTATCCTGAACTACGTGAAAGAGTTATAAAATTTAACAAAGAAATTGACAAATAGTTTATATTAATTAATCCTTAAATAAACCTGAATTTAAAATATCTTTTAAATTACCCTCTGTAACTTCTACATCTAAATTTTTTTTAGGCACTAAAACAAACTGACATAAGGGTGTGCCTTCTTTTATAATTTGTTCGCTATTAAGTTCATGCCAAAATAATTGTACATTTAAAAAATTTGTTTTATCAAAAAAACCTATCGCTCCAGTAAACCTATCATCATCAGAGTAAGCCACGGGTAAACGTAATAACCAATAACCATCAGGCACTGTAACTATGTAAGGGCTTTGTATTTTAATTATAGTTTTAAGAGATTTTTTATTTAAAGGTAAAAAATTATCTAATTGTTCTTTGTTATGATAGTGAACATAAGGACCAATATATTTACCATACTTACTATCTTCTTGTTTAAATGATGTGGCATACAAAAAAGATTCACCATCGCCATTTGTTTTAATTATTATATCTTGATAGGATTTTTGAATCCAAACATAATTTAAATAATTAATAATACCTGGACACCTAGCGGTGTGTAGTTCTATATCTTTATTATTTTTTAAGTGTTGTAAAGCTTTACTAAACCAAGAGTAATTTTTTATTGAGCTTTTCTCTATGTAATTTTTTTTTAAATTGGGTAATAAACATTTAAACTTTAAATTCATCACTCATCTTTAGCTTCGCCCCATGATTTACCTAATGCAACATCACATTTAAAAGGAACCTTTAAATTTTCTACTGCATTCTCCATTTTATTTCTAATATCCTCTATATCTTTATCAGTGCCTATACTAAAACATAACTCATCATGTATTTGTAATAATGGTAAATGACCCGCTTTATAACAATCTATCATCGCTTGTTTAGCTTGGTCTGCAGCTGAACCTTGTATTAATCTATTCAAAGCTTTATAAGTGAATGCTCTTCTAATATTATTTCCATAGTTAGCTTTAGCTTCATTATAATCCATAGCTTGGTTCATACCAAAAGTAGCGGGTTCCCATTTATCAAATCTACATTTACGGCCTTTGATAGTTCTAATAAAACCAAATTTACTAGCTGATTGTGTTACAGCACTAGCTAATTTTTTTACAAAAGGTACTCTTGAATTATATTTATTTAAAAGTATTTCTGCTTTATCCTTATCAATACCAAGTTCTTTTGAAAGTTTTGCTTTACCCATACCATAAAATAAACCAAGATTAATTGTTTTTGCTTGTGTTCTGGATATACCCGCCATATCAGCTACAATCTGATGAAAGTCTGCGGATTCATCAGCGTATGCTTGGATAAACTCTTCAGATCCATCTAAACGCTCTCCGATAGATGCTGAATAGTGAGCAACTAAACGTGGCTCTTGTTGTGAGTAATCAAAAGAACCCCATTGTCTACCATCCTCAGGAAGAAATAGAGACCTAATTTTTTTACCATACTCTTTGTTTCTCGCGGGTATTTGTTGAAGATTAGGATTAGCGTAAGATAATCTACCTGAAACTGTACCACCTTGATCAGATCGTAACTGATTTATCTCTGCATGAATTCTACCTTTATGAACATATCTCTGAATAGAATCAATAAATGTAGAGTGAAACTTATTTATCTCTCGAGCTTCTCTAATTAAACCAGCAATTGGATGTTCACAATTTTGTAACCAATTAGTTGTAAAGGATGGTTCATTAGATTTTGCAGTCCTAGGATACTCTACACCTAATCTATCAAACACTTGTGCTACACTTCTTGCAGCCCAAATATCAACATTAAAAGATGTTTCTTTTTTTATTTTATGTAAAACCTCTTTTTCTTTGAGTCTAAATTCTTTTTTAAGTGAAGCAGCCTTTTGTTCATCAACTCTTATACCTATTTGTCTCATTTTTATTAATATAGGTAACAATTCCATCTCCATTTCCCAAACATCATTTATAGATTGTTGTTGTATTTCTGATTTAAATCTCTGCCAAAGTTTTAAAGTAAGTGCAGCATCTTGCTCTGCATAGAACCCTACATAACCCGCTGGCATTTTCCAAAGATCTTGTTTAGGATCTATGCCCCACTCTTTTGCTTTCTCTTTTAAAAATGTTTCGTTTTTTATCTCACCTAAATAATCTTTTGCACAAGCATTAAGAGAAAAACTCCATCTGTTTTCATCTATTAATGCAGCGGCCACCATAGTATCTACAATCTTACCATTAATTTCAAAACCATTAGCTAGTAACCAACCCACATCATAAGAAGCATTATGAAAAATTTTTGTGCTAGGTCTTTTAAGTAAATCAACCATAAATGCAGTAGTTACAGCTAAATCCATATTACCACCAGCATCATGTTGTATTGGAAAATACCATTGCTGTCCTAAAGCAGCGACAGCGAAGCCAACTATACCACCATCAAAAGTTGCCCAACCCGAACCTTTTGTTTTTAAATTTACATCTTTTGTTTCTAAATCTATAGCAACCTCATCAGCTTTTCTTAAATCAGGATACTCTGAGGGAGCAACCCAATCACTATCATTGTAAATAAAATTCAATTGATGTGTCATTTACGATTTTTTCTTATAATTTTTGCTTGTTTACGCCATGCCCATGCACTTAACTGCCCAGACCAACCCATAATCCATAAATATATTTTTAACATCATGTATCTTGCTTTTGTGCTATTTTAGCAGCAAACTCCTCAACATCAGGGCGAGTAACACTTTTGTTTTTCTTTTTCATAAAATCTATTTCCATCTCACAATAATGAATTATTTTTTCTAAATCTTGTATTCCGCCTTTGTTTTTGTATCTACACGTATATCTTATTACATTAGCTTGAAAAGCATTTAAATTATTCTCTTGAACAAACGTCCAAGGTTCTATGACAAAAGATTTATAGTGGGATCCACCTATTTGTTTCTTAGACATAGTTACTTTTATACAATTTATAGTATTTACTCAAGGGAAAATGATATTTGTGGTAAGTACCAAGTAAATGTAGAGTATTTACAGTTCTTGTAACTCCCGTATACCAAACTCTTAATTCTTTTACTCTATCAATCAAATTTTTTCTTTCAAAATGAGATGGGAAGTTACATTTTGCGGAAAGAACAACATTGTCAGCTTCTCCTCCTTTTACTTGATGTATTGTATCAATTATGATTCTAGCTTTTGAATCAAGGTCTATTTTGTTGTTTAGAAGCTTTCTAAAGTAGTTTTTTTCTTTATCTTTAAATTTTCTTTGAAATGCATCAATCCAAAAAACTTTTTCTTCAGCCATACCACATTGTAAATGCAACTGTTCAAAAGTAAAAACTTGGTTTGGATGTGCAAAACTCCATTTTTTACTGTCCGTTGATCGGTAGCCGTGATCTATATTCAAAAGATAGTTATACATGTTACATGCATCTTCTCTAGTTATAGCACCACCATCACAAATGTTTTGCCAATCACAAATAGCTTTCCATTGGTTAATATCAAATGATTTGTTTCCTCGCATATCCTGAAAATATAAACCTAATTTTCTAGCTTCATCTTGCAATTCTTTTTTTACATCGTTAATTCTTGCGAGTACCATCCAAGAACCTTCTATTTCCCAAGGCACTTTTTTTAAACTACTACACTTATTTACATCTCCTTCTTTACCGTTTGAAGAAAATTCTTTTTTTATTCTATAACCTTCCATACCATTCAAAAGACACCTAGAAAAAAAATGTACATTTTTATTAAGTCTTCTAGATTTTTGTAAAATTTTTATTTTTCCTGGAAAACTTTGAAAAAAACTTACATCAGCACCATTCCATTCGTAAATTGCTTGGTCATCATCACCAGCCAAATAAACTTTTTGTGAATTCATCGCTAATTTTACTACCATATCCCATTGTAATGGAGTTAAATCTTGAGCTTCATCTACCATTAGTATTTTAAATGGTAACGCTAATCCACTATCAATATATTTTTGAACCATGTCAGTAAAATCTAATCTATCATTTTTAAATTGACCTGGAGTAGCTTCGTAAGTTTTATATTGTTCATATCCCGCAATTATTGATTTAAATTGTTGTAGTCTAACTTTTTTTCTAGGTTCTTTTTTATATAAATTTATTGGGTTCATTTTCATATTTCTAGCTCTATCATAAATTTGTAACGACCAATTATTATAAACTTTTTGATCATCCCAAGTAGGTTTGTAATTTAATTTAACTGTTCCGTATTGTGTATGAAATTGAAGCATATCTATTTTAGGATCTAATACAGGTATATCTGCAAATTGTTGTCTTGCTAAACTATGTAAAGTTCTAAAATATTTGAAATCTTCTTCATCGTAACCTTTAAATTGTTTACGCACTCTATCCCTACATTCCTCGACTGCTTTATTAGTAAATGAAATATAACAAATATCATCAGGTGATAGACCTCTTTTTAAAAATCTTTTCACTCTCTCTAAAAGTCTATGTGTTTTACCTGTTCCTGGTGGGCCAAAAAATTTAATTGTTTTCCCATGGAGCTTTTGCTTTAGTGAATTTGACATTTTTGTTTTTATGCTCTGTTTGTTTTGGTAATATGGCCACCCAGTGTCTTGCTTGAATACCTTGGAATTTTGCTTTCTTTTCACAACCAGCTCCTTGTAAGAACACTGTACACTCTTTTTCTGACCAATTGTATCCTTGTTTTTTCATAAATTGTCTAAAAGTTTCTAATTTAAATCTAATCTCATTACCTTCTTGAAAGATATTATCGTGTTCTATTTGATCAAACTCTGTAATGGTATCTGTATCTTCGAAAAATTTTACTATTCTAGTGTTAAAAACTTCTTTTCTTTCTTCATCACCATCAAAACCTTCCATATCTTGTTTGTTTGATATTAATTCTTCTAACCAATCCCTATAAGGATCTGGATCTCTTTTACTGGCTCTTAATGGTCTCCACACAATATCATAATTTAATAGTCTTTCACCCAATAATTGTTGTTGGTATAATTGTTTAGTATCTAATTTAACTAACTTACCTTGTATGGGTAATAACCAATAAGGTTCGGGATATGAATTAACTTTGATTAATTTACCAACTTCAGGTATTGCTTCGTTTAAACCTATTCCATATTTTCTTTTTGCACATTGTGTAGAACCATTACAAAACATACGAGCTACAGAAGTTCCGCACTTATAAGAGTAGTCTTTTTTATCAACTTGCTCAATAACTTTTGCAATTTCTTTAGGTGTTAAAGGAGGTATACAAATTTTTTTGTTTAAATCTCTAATTTCTGCTTCCCAATAATCTTTATCTTCATTAATTTTTTTACATAAAATTCCAACATTAAACATAGCATCATTACGGCCCTCACCTTCTTTAATTTGATTTCTAATAAATTTATTTACACAATTTGGCCATTGCTTGTTTTCGTTGTCCGTTGCTGTTTTAAGTTTAATAAATTGTTCTTTTGTAATTACAAATTGTTTTACATACTCTATATATTTATCAAATGATAAACTTTGTGCTTCATCATCCATAGCACATCGTGTTGGAAACTTTGCATTATAATAAGGTAGATTAACAAATTGACCTTTTTGTTTATCGTCCCATTTTTCTGGTGTTAAATCTACTGTGTCTTGTGCGGGAAAGATATCTGTCTTTGCATCATTAACACCTAAATCAGATGCAATAGCTATCATTTTTTTTCTCATATCAGCTGCTGGCACAGCCTCTGATAAATGTAAAATTAAATGTAAGCCGTTAGATTTAGACCTATAAGGCACAAATGGATATTTTCTTTCTCTAATAGTCTTTATAAATTTTTTATGATCTATATTGTATCTATCGACATCAATCACACCCCAACTTGTTGTTGAGTCATCTCTAATAGGAACACTACCAAAACTATCTTTACCTTCTAAATGATCTAACCAGTTTTGATCACTCATTGGAGTAGGGTTTATCCAACTACGCCATTCGTCTTTTCCATCAGATCTTTTTTTACCTAACTTCTTAGATTGACCGTGATATGTATTAGACCCTTGGAACAGCTGTTTAAACTGCTCCAAGGATTTACTAAAGTCCATATTTAAAATGGTGTTTTAGCTGATTCTTCTTCTTGGCCGTGTTTTACTTTAACACTTCCACTCATTAAAGATTGTCTAAACTTATATGCTCTATTAACCAAGCTTTCGTCTTTAACTAATCCTTCTGATGTAATTTCCCAACCATACCATGAACCTAATTGGTTTTTTTCCAAAACAGTTTTCAATCTGTATTGTTGAGTAAATGGTGCGGGTCTGAAGAAACCTTTGCCATCTTTTTTAGGCACTTGCATCATATTCATCATTGAATTCCACTTTTTAGATTTTTTTCTTTGAGTAGACTTCATTGTGATTAATGCTTCGCTGGCCATGCTTTCTTCGACTACGACTACAAAGTGAGAAGCTGTTTCTTCAATGTAGTTTCCAGATTCCAATCTATCCTTACCGTCATCACCTCTATTAGTTTTAGACATGATATCACTATCAGCTGGATAGATATTTCTAGGTGCATTACTACCTTCTTGTCCTCTGTCCGCCCATTCAATGTATTCAAACTTGTAATAAGCAGGTATTACCAAGATACCTTTGTTACCGTCATACAGTTTGTCTGTAACAGTATTATAGATCATTCCTGGTTTTGCAGCATCGATATACTTAGAATCACCAGCCGTTACTTGTGGTGAAAGCTGTCCTAAGATTTTAAGAAACGGTAACTGCAGTGATTTGCTATCAATGTTCTCAAAACCTTGATCTGCAAATTTTTCTATGTCGATTGTTGCTACTTCGTTTTTCTTTTTTGTAGCTACGTCTTTTCCGTTAGACATGTTTACTCCTTCGTTTTTAGTTTAGCTTTATTTGCAATATAGATACCAAATAAATCAAACGGGAGTTCCTTTCCTTTTTCAACTTGTTCTTTAGCAAAAGCTTTAAGCGTCATAGGTTCAACTTTTTGTTTTTGCAAATATTTAAACCCATGTTGCTCACATACTCTTACTAATTCTGCAACTTGATTGTCTTGTCCTCTATTAAAAGTTGTTGTGATTGTATTTTTAATTAAATCTCCAAAACCCTTATCTCGAAGCCAACTAAAAGCTTCATCGGTTCGACTCTCAGGTATTCTAGCCCCATAAAAGGGCTTAACCTCAACTTGCGTACCATCAGCGAGTTTGATTGCGTTAACACCAGCTTCTTGCATAAGCTCTGGTATCTTTCGTTCCTGATAATCTTTGTATTTAGCTTTCTTTTTGGAAAGTTCTTCCTCAACTTGATTAATTTCATTTTCAAGTTTTTTCATCTCATTACAAGCATCAGATATAGACTTAGTGCTTGCAGTATCAACTTCTAAATTTGAAAATTTTTCGATATCCATATCCTATTTGCTTATAAATTATTCACTTGCAAAGTCAAACACAAAATTATAAAACAAAGTTGGATATGACAGGTTGGAAATACCCCTATAAAACAAAGCCTTATGAACATCAACGCAAGGCTTTAAAAGAGTCTGCTGAGAGAACTACTTACGCTCTTTTTATGGAAATGGGTACGGGAAAAACTAAAACTACAATAGACAACATAGCTTACCTATATTTAAAAAAACGTATAGATTCCGCCCTTATTGTTGCACCAAAATCTGTATATACAGTATGGAAAAATGAAATAAATATTCACTTGCCAGATCAAATAGAACGAATCACGTACGCTTGGAAAGTAGACAAACCAAAACAATTACAACCCTTCATTACAAAAAAAGGGATACTTAAATTTTTTTTAATTAATGTAGAGGCATTATCCACAAAGAAAGGTTTAGAAATATGTAATAAATATTTATTAAACCAACCTAATAATATTATGGTTATAGACGAGTCTACAACTATTAAAAACCCAAAAGCTAAAAGAACAAAAAATATTTTAGCTTTACGTTGGCGGGCAAAAATGCGTAGGATTTTGACAGGTTCTCCCGTAACTAAATCACCTTTAGATTTATATTCTCAATGTGCTTTTTTAGATCCCGCACTATTAGGTTTTAAAAGTTATTATGCTTTTAGAAATAGATATTGTACGTTTGATGAAGTTTACATTGCAAGAGGAGAAGCAATTATGGTGCCTGATGGGTACACTAATTTAGATGAGTTAGAACAAAAATTAAAAAACTTTTCATTAAGATTAACAAAAGATGAATGTTTAGATATACCAGAAAAAATTTATCAAAAAAGAGAGGTAATGATCTCAGGTGATCAAAAAAGAATATATGATAGGTTAAGAATGGAAGCATTAGCTAAATTTGAAAACGAAACCATTTCTGTTCATAATCAATTAACTGAACTATTAAGATTACATCAAGTTGCAAACGGTTATTGTAAAAGTGATGATGGTGAAATATTGCAATTTAATAATGAAAAATTAAAAGCATTATTAGAAATATTAGAAGAGACAGATAAAAAAGTAATAATTTGGGCTACTTATGTTCACAACATCAATGAGATTATAGCAAGTTTAAATGATAAGTATGGCTCAGAAACAGTTGTATCAATATATGGAGAAACTTCACAATCAGATAGAATGTTGGCCGTTGACCGTTTTCAAAATGATAGTAATTGTAGATTTTTTGTAGGTAACCCAACTACGGGTGGTTATGGTTTAACTTTAACAGCAGCAAAGTATGTTATTTATTACTCCAACAACTACAACCTAGAGGTTCGTAAACAGTCTGAAGACCGTGCTCATAGGATAGGACAAACTAAGAATGTGGTTTACATAGATATTATGGCCAAAGATACTATTGATGAAAAAATTGTCAAAGCACTGAAGCGAAAAAATCAATTATCTGCCAAGACTTTAGGTGATAAAGCTAAAGATTGGTTACTTTAGCCTTTTTTCATGGTTTTGTTGTATAATTCAAGTCTTGTAAGAAATTTATCACTATATTCGCTAAGTAGAGGCTCAGAGAGCTTAAATTCTTGATATTGTAGGTCTCTAGTAGCAATAGCTATTACCCCTTGCTCTATGGGCCCGTAATGCGTTTTATGGGCTAAATAATAGGCACCTAGCTGACATTTGTAGTCTTCTATCCATTCTTCTCTCTTTGGTTTATTAGATTGTTTAAAGTCAATAATTGAGGGTTTTCCATAAGCCATAGCGACTAAATCAGTGGTTCCAGCATAATCTTGATTGTAAGCTAAAGAAACTTCGTTTCCCCATACCTCATCTATTTTAAGAGAATCTTTAATAACTTCAGCCATTTTTCTTGGTTTTACACCTTCATCGGTTTCATTAAAATATTTCTGGTTATTGTAATAATATTCTAATACTTTATGCATTTCAGTACCTACGCTTGAAGCATTATTCATTACTCTATCAGCCTCAGCATGACCTACTCTCCTTCTCCAATCGTCTAATTTTTTTCTATCTTTAGTTGCTGATAGAATAGTAGTAACACTTGGAACAGGTTGTTCATTCACCAAATATTTTCTACCTGTTTCTGATTGGAATCTATTATGTTTTTTATATGGATATTTACGATTAATTGTAATTAGTGTCATTACACTAATTACTTAATAAATTTACTAAAGTCAAAATAATTGCACCCATACCACCAACTAATGCAACAAAGAACCAATTAACCTTTTGTCTGACATCATCTAAACCTTTGTGCATATGATCTTGAGTTTTTTTAAGGCCTGAAATATGCCCATATAAAGCAATTATATGCTCACCAGTTGTTTTAGGATCTTTTCCGTTAGCCACGATTTCTTTCAGCTATTGCTGCTCCCAAAGCGTCTTGTGGAAATAAAGATGCAAACATAGAAGAAGAAACAGGTTGTTTCTGTTGAATAGGTTGTCTAGGTTGATTATTGCCTTGAAAGTTTCCTCTTAATTCAAATGGTTCTATTTGTGGTGCTCTTACATCTCTTGATTGACCTAATAGTTGTTGTGTAGTTCCTGTTATAGTTGGTGTTGTGTCAACTTTACCAGTGCCCACTTTCACTCCTGGTCTTTGTGATTTAAACCCAGCTCTCAGCGCATCAAATAAATCTGCACCCATACTACCGAGTTCTTTTTGTATTACTTTTGCCCCTTTTCGTTGTCCTATTATTTCCACACCTCTATCAAAAGCGTTTCTTACAGCTAATAATAAGTTGATACCACCCTGTCCTAAAGCTGCTGCTCCAACTAAACCTCGACCCGCTTGTTGTAATGCTCTCGATAACACACTACCAGTATTTGATAAATTTGCTAAGTCTCTTGGTTGTAAAGTTTTTCTTATGGTGTTAACTAAATTTTTTAATTGTCTTTGTTCTTTTCCTGTGAACAATTCACTCATAAATTGTCTATTGTTTCTAAACACATCATCAAATTCTCTAACTAAAATATCAGGTTTAAATTGATTATTTCTAATTGAATTAGTTAAAATTCTATCAAAGACAGCCGTTCTTAAACCGATAAAATCCCTGTTATCTAAAGATTTTGTGATATCATTTACACCAATAATTTTTTTTAATCTTTTAATAACTCTCAAAGGAGTTTGACCCACACCAATTTTTTTAGCACCTATCGCGTAATTAATTACCTCAAAAGGTGTTATATCAGGATCATTTATAATTTTATGTAAAACCTCTCCAGCTTTATCTGAAATAGTTTTACCACCTCTTGTTATTGGGTTAATACCAAATAATTTTTCTCTTTCCACAACAGCATTTCTAGCTTTCGCAATATTTTTGATTCCTTCACCAGAAAACAAAGCGTTATCAATAGCGTCATTATAAAATTTATCATACTCTTTTTTAATATTAATTAATGCTCTAAAATCAGGACCGCCCTCTTTTCTAGCTGAATTAATTAAATCATTTATATATTGTCTTCTTTTTTCAAACGCGTCAAAGACAGGAACTTCTCTAGCAGCTTTTGTTTTACCAGCTTGTATAGTTGCGATCTTAGCGTCTGTTAATGTTTTAGGTGTTTTCTTAATAACTTGATTTACGAGATCATCAATACTATTTAAAGCTGCAACTGTGCCTTTCATAATATTGGGATCTAGGCTACCTACAGAATCAATAACTGATTTTCTAGCACTTTCTGATAACAATTTAATATTAGAACCTCCACCTGTAAATATTGCTCTTTTATCAATCGTATTATAAAGAGTATCTACTTTGTCATTTGCCTTTTTGAAATTGTTTCTTACTGAGTCTAAAACTCTAGCACCAGCACCCTCTAAATCATCAACTCCAACTTGTCCTTTATTAAATCTTTCTAATAAACTTTCCACACTGTCTCTTATTTGTATATTTTGTTTTTCAAAAAATTCTACCGCTTGTTTTTGTGCTCTCGGTCCAAAAGTACCTTTTGTAGCTTCATATAAATTTGCTAAATTAACTTTGTCTTTTGGTAAACCTGTTTGAGATGATGCTAAGTCG